GTGATGTTATCTGCAACCTGCATGAATACATTGTGATCCCATTGACTACTGTCGTTGTATGTCCGCAGGTCATCATAGGGAGGAGAGGTGACAACTAGGTCAACACTCTCCCCATCTAGTTGTTGCATCCCATCGATGCAATTCATGAGGTGTGTGGTGTTAATATCAAGCATTGATTGTTTCTTTAATGAATTTGACCCAAGTAGAATTCTTCTTTAGTTTACCAGAATAGCATACAATATCATTATAGTCAGTGGAAGTCAAGCAGCGCAATCCACTGAAGTTAGAAGACTTAGACTCACCAGTCTTGGGGTCAAACTTACCTTTGTTGTATGCTTTCCACTTGTAAGCAGAGTTGTCAATCGTGAGAGTCTGACGCTCACTGATACGATTACCTTCGAGTTTGTAACGACAAACAAGAGTCAATTCACATTTGACGTTAACACCTAAATTGCCAAGACATGCTGATGATCCATCCTTACCTCCAGCAGACTTATACTCGATTGGTATAGGTTGGGTGATTGTTTTACCTTGGTATGAGTTACCAACGTAGGCATAATCCTGACCAGCACCACAACCATCAACAATCGGTAAGTTATAACGATCGATGATGATTGATAATGCTTCAGCAAACCAATACTGGAGAAACTTAGTGACTGTTTGTGTCTTCTGCTTCTCGTCAGTCTCAAATGATTTTAGATATGATTCAAACGTAATATCAGAATTACGAAGTGCAATAGGACGACGTGCTGATGTACGATAGTCATCAACAGTTAGTTGCACTTCAGTGTAGATTTCGTCGTTGATGATTTCAACGCAACGCTCAAAGGAAATAGTTTTGTCCATGATTGGGTGTAGTGCTTTCAACTCCCTTAATATAGAGCATTTTTGCATGTAGTGGCAAAACAGTGGACACTTTGACTAACTGTCACATCACCCTGCTTGAAACAGGATCCGCTTCCATGCATCCTCATCAGGGTGAGCGAACTTAGGATTGACCCGTGCAGCATCAGCGAGCGTCTTGGGTCCTAGAGTTTGTGATCCCTTGCCTGACACGCCGATCTCCTCGTTATACTTGTCAATAATACGATGGAGAATCCATTGAGGTGATTGGAAACCACTAAATCCTTTGATTAGTTTATCTTGATTCCAGACAAATGGGATCCGAGCGATACACCACTGCTGAAACTTCTCCTGCCTGCCATTAGTCAACCCATCGTTAATAAACAGGTTGAGGAGACAAATAGCACGGAATGCAGTGCCATGGATATTTGATGCTGCCACAATCTTCGTGAATGAATTCTCTTCATTACGTCCATAGATTCGACGCCACAGTTTATATCCTTCAAGAATACCTAGGGTGCCAGTAGCATCCTTAGGATAATCATCCCTGATAGTATAATGAAAGTGTGCGAATGATTTGACAGGGGTTGCATCATCACAATCAGATCCAAACGTATCAGGATATGCAACAACGTTGAGAGTTTTCATTGTATTCTCAACGTGACATGCATCAGGATCATTGAAGCAAACTCCAGACCTGAGAATGTCAATAGTTGACAGTTTGTTTCTCCATGTGTTTAGACGATTGAAGACAAGTGCTTCTTTCTTTAACACATCTTCGTATGTTGCATCTTCATCATGATCCAAGATTGCAAGAGTCAATCCTTCATTCTCTTGACTGAGGATAAACTTTGCTACCTTATTTTGTCCATCGATTACGCGTTCACCACTAAGCGCCTCACCCAAAGATATGGGACGGCGCGAGACAACAACAGGCACCAGTAGATTGTAATCTAAGATGCCATAGTTTTGTAGTTTTAGTGGGGAAATCAGTCTTTGATATTCGTAATCGACAATGAGTTTTAGTGCTCTTGCAAGATCGCATTTTTCAATCTCAAGTGGTTTATTTACCGAACCTGGATTCTGGGTGATATTCAATCCCAGTACAATCTCTTTCATTGTCTTTGATTTTTTAGACATGATAACCTCTTTTGGTTGTGTGTAAAAGTTTTACATTTTGTGTAAAAGTTACATCGGACAAGTTGTCCATTGATGTAACACACAGTATATATCAGAGTTTATCGCTTGTCAAGGTCTGGTAGCATATCGTTACCTGGATGATCTTCAGTCTTACCTTTATATCTTTGCACATCACGTAGATGACTATCATCTACCTCTAAATTTTCCCAGTATTGTCTATAAACAATCAGGTTACATTCTTCATATGGACGACGTGATCCTGGAGGATTAGGTTTTTGCTTATAACAAATGCACAGATACTGATCACATACAAAACTGATGTATCCTTCAGTTGTCTTGAAACGGCACTTTCTGCCTAGTGTTAGCGTGTCCAAGATCTTACTAACCTCAACAGGGATGCTCTCAGATATTAGCAGGGGAATGGTCATAGTGTCAACCTAGATTCTTGAGATCCAACTTCACCTTTAACAAAATAGTTAAAGGCAACACTGTATCTATTGATATTTGATCTAGATGCTGTTACATAATGTGGTAAATGCGATGGGAATATGAGAATCATTCCCTTCTCTGGCATGACTGGAAACTCTCTCATATTGTAGAGGTTGGGATCAACAATATCTAAATTGACAGTGTTAGTTGCATATGTGGGAATCATTGATGGCATGGAGAATATAATCTCTCCACTATTATCTGGCACAGACAAATAAACTACTCCACTAAACATACTATTCACATGCACATGTGTAGCAGCACGATCGCCATGTTGATGTAAATTTACCCATGATGATTGATGCTCAAGATATACTGATTCTCTGCTTGCACCTAATATACCAAACACATATTCATTTAGATTTGCCTCAACATTTCTCTTCAATTCTGGTACAGTTTCTAACCATGTGGTATTGGTTGAAATACTACCATTGTTGCCATATGTTAGGTCACCACTACATGGATTGACAAACTTAGTGTTTTCAGCACTAATAACATCACCATTTGTAACATCACAACTACCAAGATATACTGGTGTTGAAAATAAAGGCAGAATTTCCATATTAATACTTCAGATGCAATTTGTCAGCAATCTCATTAATGATACTCTTATCACTATTTGGTAAGGTACCTATGCGATCAAAACATTCTTTCTGATATGAAAAGAATGCCTTTTTAAGAAGGTCTTTCTCTTCCTGTGTGAGGATTGCACTGTGCAAAAACATTGTCCCCGATCCTATGAAGGTAGTCTTACTAATTATACTACATATTTTCCCAAATTGTTTTAACTGTTTTAGGATCAAAACCAGCGATACCCCTATCAAATACAGGTGGCATATTGTTTATATCATGATTAATGAATAACTCTCCTCTATTATCCTCATTCATATATTTGAATGACATAATATATCGATTGTGCTTAAACTTTGGTGTTGGTGGTCTACCAGTGTGAGGAATACGACCATCAAATATACATACACGCCCAGGTCTTGGTTGGACGATATGTTTTGCATCCAAATCATCATCAAAGAATACAGTTTCTCCACCCCATTCTGGATCCCACTGTGGATTTAAGTATACGATGACAGTATCATTATCAGGGACAAAGTATGGTGCATCACAATGAATACCAGGAGAGTTTCCCTCTCGCAATACATTAATATATGCAGAATATAATTTATCTCTACTTGGATAGTCTGGAATAGTTGCTTCTAAGAAGTTAAGAATATCCATATACATCGGGTTATTACTACCCTCTAGTCCTGCATTTTGATAATAATCAGGATCATCAATAGGACAGTGATTATATAACTGATGTGTCCAATATAATCCTGCAGAATCTACCTCCATATCAGTATTCTGTGGTGGCACATCAGTCCTAGTAAATTTGTAAGGCAAATGCACAATTTGCTCATACAATTCCCAAGAAATAAGTTTTGTGTCATGAACTCTAATTGACATAATTACCCATAATATTGAGGGACATAACGTATCTATCTTTATTGCTATTGTTGGTTTCTGTCTTATGTGTCAACCATCCTGGAAAGAATAATACATCTCCAGATTCTACTTCAATATATTCCCAATCCATCTTCTCGTCATAATAATTATATGCCAATGGTTCTCCTAACTTATAAGTTGCGAATGGATTCTTCACCATAAATCTACCACTATCTTTTGGCACATGCAAATAGGCAGCAACAGCAACTGTGACATTTTGATGATGATGCTCCTCTGTCCATGCACCTGGAGGATGTACATTTATCCACGATTCTGATAACTGTTTATTCATTGCTGCAAGTTTCCACTTCTCCCACACATGATCGACCTTATTATACAACCAAGGTCTAAAGTCTTCAAACTCATCCCATATATGAGGTGGATTAATTCTATTAACCACTACACTTGTAATGCCACCACCTTTCTCGTGAGTATCAAAATTATTTAACTCAATCTGCTCACGGGATGCTGCAAGAAGTCCATCAACTTTAGGTCTAAATTTATTAAACTTAAAATCATATTTTGATCTTAGAATATATGGAAATGGATTATGGGATTTCATAGTAATTTCTATCAACTTTGCGTAAGTGTGGCATCAGGTGTTGCATTGGTATGCTTACTGATAGTCTTTTTTCGGTTGGTTGTGCATAGTGATAACATCTTGCAGGAATATACAATACATCACCTGGAGTTAATATCGTGTCAATCGCAACATCCATATCATCTTCAATGATATCATAATCAATTTGTCCAACAATATTTGATGCACGATTATTATACACTTTCCAATGCGTTTCACCTTCTACTTGTAGAATAAAATTGTTTGCATAATCTTCATGAATCTTAAATGATTTACTATCAGATAGTCCACAGTAAATATGAAGTGATGCTCTGATCTCAGGGAAAAACTTTTCAATCTCTGCACAAATTGCAGTTTTATCAGCATTAACTTGACCAAAGTTATTAATGATTAGTGTGTGCCCATCAGCAAATATATCCATTAACTGTTTAGCATCAGCACATGGATAAGACCAAGATCTTTCAAATTTAGGATAGTCAATGTATACACCACTGACTTTATCAACTAAGTGCATATCGAAGAAATGAGGATTATTAAGACAATGCTCTACCTCTTTCCATGTAGCAAATTGATAAGGATCTTCAATAGCATTTTTCCATAGTTGTGGACTATCATCAATGTCCCAATTCTTTTTAAGGTTACTTAGAAAAAATGTCATGATCTGAATAAAAGTTTAAGTTTAAAATAACTCTGAATGGATTTGTAGATGGGTTAGATGATGAATGAAACTGATGCCCATCAAATGCAAACAATCGATTTGCTTTTGGTGTTACTCTTTTACATTCAGTATAAGTCTGAGTACGTGCTTTTAACCACCTTTCATCAACTGTCCCATAGTTAGGGTCATCATATTCATTAAAGAATACAGTATCACCGCTAGAATCATGCAAATAATATAGTGCTGCATAGTGATCTTTCTCACTATCAGTATGGACACCATTATGATGCCCATTGCCATTGTTTAATTGCAATGCAAGTCTAACCCTAAAAAACTCAATAGGATAACCAATACTATCTTGGATGTTATCTAAAAGTGGTTGAAACGTTGGCAGAAAAGGACTTTCAATCCCACCTTGATCTAACAATAGATGAGTAAATCCCACTGTCTTTTCATTATCAGGTACTGACAATAGTCGCTCATCACCGAATGCAAATCCTCCATCACTATATGAAACATCTTCAGATAGAAAAAACCAAGGGAATCCATTCATTCCATGGGTCAAAGATTGCAACCGTTTTAGATATGTCTCACCAATAAGATTATCGTGTTGGATATATTTCATGATAATAATTTGAGAATGGAATTATATTAAATGATATGGATATTCTATCATCATCACTACTACTTTTACCTACAGCATGTGGTAACCAAGATGGAAATAATACTAACTTATCATTTTCTGGTTGAATATCAATCTCTGTAGCATTGATACCATCCCATCTTTCAAAGTTATTGGAGTTGCCCCAACTTTCTTTTAAATGTTGTTCTTTAAAGTCTTTTACAAAAGTAAAGGGACCAGAGCAACATGGAGGCACTTTTAAGTAATAGACACCAGAAAATATACACCCTGGATGTGTGTGTAATAGGTTAGAATTGCCTCGATTGTTGATGTTAATCCATAGATTGGAGATATGTAGAGTATAATCTCGGAATCCCCATTCATCTGCCGAAGCATATGCTATCTCTAGAATCTTTAGTCTTAATTCACTGAGTGGATTATCTTTCATGACAGCATCAAGAAAGTCATGAGATTGCCATCCACCATCATTACTCGCTTTCCTACCATTAGGATCTTCATCCTTAACATGATAGGCAAAATCAGTAAGTTTTTCACGATCAATCCCACACTCATCTTCAGTCCAGACAGGTGTAGGAAATAACAACTCAGTTTTCATTCTTCACTTTCAATAAAAGTAAAATCCTTATCAGTCACATCAGGATTGACATGTTTTTTATACAATGCCAATGCTTCGATTGCACCTGTGAGTTTATTGAGATGATCTTTTTTTGTCTGCAATTCTTCCAACGAAATCTTAGTGATCGTAGAAGTATAGTGCATATTATCCAATGCTGTCTGGAGTTTTTTATAATCTTCCTTAGCATCTTCATGCTGCTGAAGAAAGTTTAGCACCAGTTGATCAAATGAAATTAATTCTGCAACTTCATTTTGTTTTGCTTCTTCAAGTTGATCCTCGTGGGATTTGATACCTGCAACTTCAGCAAGACTCACTTCTTTAATTTCTGACATTTACATAAACCTCTTGATGTTTTTATTTAGCGCAAGAATAACTTTGTGTGCTTTGATCCTATCTTTAAGATTATCCAACTCCATAAAACTTTTATGTCGTTGATACTCCATTATATCATTGTTTTCAATATCCCACTCATTTTGAGTTTCACATATCATTTCAACATTTCTTTGATTTAACAACTTCCTACTTATAGGCACCCACTGGCAAAGTGGAGTACCTGCCTTAATGCAATATGTGCCCTCTTCAATCTTATGCCAAAACAATTGAAGGTTAACTTCAAATGAATATGACGGATCAACAATACCTGTAGGTGGAGTGAATCTATCTTCATCCCAATATGGAATAGGCATCTGAATAAACACTAAATCTGGATGTGATTGCACACGCCAAGGTGTCTCCATTTTGATTGTATAATCAAGCACTTCTTTGTTTTGATCAACTAAATGCCTCATACCCTCAGTTTGATCTGGGATATGTGCCTTCACATAACTATTATTCCTTCCAAATACTTGCTGAGAAACCCAATCAAAATTAATACCCGACCCATCTAAATTGATAATGATGTCTGCTGGACATACCATAACATAACCACTATCCATAACTGATGTTATAGCAGGGCAAGTTACAGCATGATTGAAATATCCTGGTTGATCTAAAATACTGTTGTTAATTTCTGCTACTGATCTTTCCCATGCAGATTTAACTCGCATTACAGGACAACGAGTTTCACTCTTATAATTCTCTTTAATTGCATTAGTCCTCCATGGTCTATGCAATTTTCTAGCAGGAATCCATGGGTGCAAATCAGAAACACCAGGCATGACTGAATAAAACCTAACCCATGGTTTTTTCTTTTTAAATAAATTCATCAGTCCCATATATTTTCTCCAATAAGTATTGATAGTGAGTGGGTTGTTTCTTTACCCAGTCTACCATAATTTGTTGATCTTGCTTATATCTTGCATGAATATCTTTGAGATCCTCTAACTTTCCAGTCGTATCATAGTCAACTCTTTCATGCCATAGATGCTCATTGATAGGTCGGTATCCTAAACCTGCTGCAATATAAATGGATCCTTCAAGTCTCTCTTGATTGTAAAAACTATTCTCACAACTATTCAATAGACTTTGAATATCAGCACATGCATTTATCGTGGACAATGGTGCATCAATAGGAATACTATAATCGATAGTATTGACACAATCCTTCCAGTAATTATTATCCTCACGTTGACTAAGACTATAATGAATACTGATAAAGTTTTTCATCCCCTCAATCATATTATCAGTACTGAAATTATAAGAGTCTATATCAAACTTAGATACAAATCCTTGCCGTCTAGAGATAGTATCACACAGCATGATTAGATTCTCATGTGTAGTCATTAGACCTGTAGATTCTAGAGGTTCTAAGAATCCAAATGCTAATCCAACACCTACAACATTATTAACCCATGCATGTTTATGCTTACCATGCTTAATCCTGATCTGGCGCATCTGGGCATTTTGGGCAATTTGGGCAGAATATCTTTCAGATAAGTAACGTCTAAACTCATCTTCAGCATCAACATCTGAAATATATTTACTACTATAAACATATCCTGTCCCTACACGATGCCATAATGGGATATTCCAAACCCATCCAGCATTCATTGCAACGCAATCAGTATATGTTTCCATCTCTTCCTTACGATCAACGTAAGGAATCTGTGTTGCTAATGCTCTATCATTGAAAAGTTTATCATTGAATGATATAAATTCTGACCCCATGTGTTGCTCAAGCAACAGTGATTTAAATCCTGTGCAATCAACAAATAAATCTGCTGAGACTATACCACCATCATCAGTAATAATGGATTCAATATCCCCACTAGGTTTCTTAACTACATTTTCAACATTTCCCTTCAAATGCACAACACCATTAGGAATTGCTATTCTATCTCTAAGATACTTACCGAATAGATCAGCATCTAAATGATATGCAGTGTCTTCAGATGGATTGTATGATGATCCAGGAATTTCATCAGTAATTCTACATTCATCTGCCAACAGTGTGTTTAGGTTAACATACTTTGCAAATTCTTCTGGAGGATATTCCTCCATCCCATACTCACATTGCAATTCAAAGAAATCCATGACGGAGTTTTTATAATCCACCAGATCATAATTCCCAAATGGATATTGAAATCTTTCTCCCTTACCTTCTCTAAAATTCTTAAAGGCAATAGATGTCTTATATGTTGCCATACATTCTGGCATCCAATCCTCATCTTTTAATTTTAATCTTCGCAAGAAACGATTAAAATGTCCGAGAGTAGATTCACCAACTCCAATTGGTTTTTGGATTTCAGATTCAATTAAAGCAATTTCAATGTCAGGGAAAGTATTAGATAGCAATGCTGCTGCCATCCATCCGCTACTACCACCACCAACAATAACAATAGACTCGACACGCATAAAAAAAGAGCAGGTATTCTGCTCTATGTAGTTGTTTTGTTAGTCTATACTGGTGGTATCCAGTTGTCAACCCAAGGATCCCATGCTTTACGTCCTTCTAGTTGCACTTTCTTAGGATCTTCTACAAACTCAGCAATACTGCCAGGTGAAGTTGTAGTTGCTTTTACATTAGCAACATGATCTTTCCATTCGGTTGTGCCATTAACAGCATCTCTATACTGCATATCCATTTGCTCACCAACATCACCATATGCAATCATACGACTAATCACAGCATTTTGTCGTAAGTCTTCAGTGTCCTCACGATGTACGACAACACCGTTAACCATAAAATGCTCATATGTACAATCATCAGGGACTGATACCCATTTCATCTCAGAATCAGCACCTTCATAAATATCAAATTTATCTGCCTCGTCGCAGATATCAGTGAGTTGACCTGTGCCTGCGTTACAAATTGCTACTTTTGCCATGATAGATTAATCTCCTTCGTTGTTATTTATTAACCGTAGTATTCATAAACAACTACGACACCTTCGCGCCCTCTAGCACCTCTATTACTGTTTCTAGAACCATTGCCTCCTGCACCCCATGCTGCATGATTTTGGTGTCTATGTGCATAGTTTTGTTGTCTATGTGATCCAGGTTGTGACCCTCCATAAAAAGATCTACCTCCCGAATAGTTACCATATGAGTGATTAGATCCATGACCGTTACCACCACCACCATATACATTCAAAGTGCCCCCAGATCCATTGCCACCAGTACCTCCAGCATGCTGTTGGCGACAATTAGCACCTTGTCCACCAGATCCAGAGCAGTAACTACCAAATGATGATGTATTTCCACCACCACCACATCCAGAATAGTTAGTACCGCCGCCAGGGTTACCTATAGTCACACTAACTGAAGATATATTAGTAACATCCAATACTCTTTCACTAAATCCACCAGCACCAGCAGATTCACAGTATCCAGATCCACCGCCACCAGCACCAACTACTTGCACTTTAATAGATGCTACACCTGCTGGTTTAGTCCAAGTGCCATTAGAGGTCCACACTTGCATAGATCTAAATCCTGACTGAGCAGAAACTGCTGTCCAGGATAAATTATTTCCATCTGTAGTAAGATAATTACCATCAATAAAAGTTGGAATATTATACGTTGACGATCCTGAGATCGTACCATTAATATTCAGATTGGTAACCTTCAGAGTACCTGTGGTCGTGATAGATCCCGCAGACAAACTAAATCCACCAATACCCGCTAAGTCTCTTACTTCTGATACTTTAAGTACACTCATTGGTCTTTACTTACCCTGTTGTATTTATCAACCATAAAACTCTTCCACAACAACGACACCTTCACGCCCTCTAGCACCCCTATTACCATGCTGTGCTCCTTGACCACCTGCACCCCAGGCGCAGTGATTTTGGTGTCTATGTGAATAATTTCCTTGTCTGTGCGATGAAGGTTGCGATCCTCCATAATATGATGCACCAGCACTATGATTCCCATAGGAATAGTGAGATCCATGACCATTGCCGCCACCACCATATACATTCAAAGTGCCCCCAGATCCATTGCCGCCGATACCTCCAGCATGTTGTTGACGACAATTACCACCATATCCACCTGTGGCACTACAATATGATCCAAATGATGTTGTGCCACCATTACCACCACATCCAGCGTAGTTTGTACCACCGCCAGGGTTACCTACAGTAACACTAACTGAAGATATATTAGTAACATCAAGAGTCCTTTCAGATGTACCACCAGCACCACCAGATTCACAGTGACCTGAACCACCGCCGCCTGCACCTGTGACTCTCACAATGATAGATCTAACCCCTGTTGGTCTAGTCCAAGTGCCATTGGAGGTCCACACTTGCATAGATCTAATTCCAGATGCAATAGATGCAGTTCTCCACTCCAAATCAGTGCCATTCGATGCTAGAAACTTACCAGCATTACCTGCTTGTGGTGGAATTGTATATGCAGATTGACCCTGAATAATACCATTAATTGTAATATTCGAGACTGTTAGAGTTCCAACTGCGGTGATACCACCACCAGAGAATGAAAACCCTGAGGCGTCTGTCAGATCCCTCATTGAGGATACTTTTATTTTTGACATAGCGGTCTCTTTTTAAGTTATTTAGTAGAATTCATGGACAACAACGACACCTTCACGCCCTCTAGCACCTCTATTGCCGTGCATAGAACCATTGCCTCCTGCACCCCAGGCACAGTGATTTTGGTGTCTATGGGAATAATTTCCTTGTCTATGAGATGATGGTTGGGATCCACCCCAGTAAGAAGATCCTGCGGTGTGGTTACCATATGAATAGTGTGATCCGTGTCCGTTACCTCCACCACCATAGATGTTGAGGGTACCACCACTTCCATTACCACCAATACCACCTGAATGCTGCTCTCTGCAATTTGCACCATATCCACCTGAGGCACTACAATATGATCCAAATGATGTTGTGCCACCATTACCACCACATCCAGAGTAGTTTGTACCACCTCCAGGATTGCCTACAGTAACACTAACTGAAGATACGTTAGTAACATCAACTTGTCGTTGTGCGGTACCACCAGCACCACCAGATTCACAGTGACCTGAACCACCTCCACCAGCACCAGAAACCGTGACCATAATGGTCCTTACGCCTGATGGTTTAGTCCAAGTGCCATTAGAGGTCCACACTTGCATAGATCTGACACCTGAAGCAGTGGCAATCTCTCCCCACTGCATAGATCCACCAGAATTTTTTAAAAACTTATCAGTTTCTCCAGAAGGGTTTGGGATTAGATAACTTGAAGATCCCGAGATTGCACCATCAACAACAATATCAGTAACAATTAAATTTCCATTTGCTGTGATTCCACCAGATGCGAAAGTAAAACCACCAACACCACCGAGATCTTTAATTGCTCCAAGATTTAACTGTGCCATGTTATTTAACGGTTATCCTCTAGTTTATTTATCATATAAGGTTTCATCATATTATAAAATGTGCCCCCTTTATTTATAGAATTATTGTGCAGATCATACCACAAGTATTCCAATTGCTTCTCCAATTCTGGTTTTGGAGGTGGTGCATATTTTACTTCAATCTCTTTTTCTTTTGACACTACCTCACACATTGCCTCTATTTTAGCAGGAGCAATAGCAGGAAATTCTGGATCATTTGGAAATATGATACTACCATAATCACCATCACATAAAATAAAAGATCTACCACCAGAGAGACGATCAATCGCCTCTGCTTTTACATCATCAGAATACATATTATCCCCTAATTTCAACTGCAATCAAACTACTAATAGATCTCATGTCTTGACCATCTCTATCATTGATGTATAAATTATACGTGGTTCCAGACCAAGACGATGCAGCACCAACACTATATGTTTGTGGGTTTGTTGTATTGGGATGATCCATATACATCATAAATTTATTCATCATATGAGATTCAGTTGATTCTCCCGCATATGTGGTGGAGATACTACCACTACTCACATTATCATTCCCAGCAAGACCATCAGTAAGAATAGAATTATTTCTCAAGAAACCACAAGTGTTTACATGAATAGCATTGGAGTTAACCATCGCAAGCAACAAAATCTTAGAAGATGTATGTGATGGTTGGATTGTAACTTCTAAGGATGGAATAGCAACTAAATTTGCTGATCTGATAAGATAGCGAGTTGGAGGTGTCTGTGCATATCTAGTTTGCACAACTTGACCTTCACCAAGGTCATTATCCTCACCACCCATGATAAACCAGGAAGCAGCATTCTCAATAGTTACAGTATAACCATTTTGAATTTCTACAGGTCCCGCAGTAAATCCATTACGAAACTCTTCACCACCATTAGCAACTGGACCAATAGTAACATTAGTATTAATAAAGTTACCATTGGTGCGAATAATAGAATCTTCACCTACTGAAGGTCCACCACCACCAACAGAGGTCCATCCAGGTACACCTGCACTAGCATCTTGAAGATAAATTTGTGCCTGATCTTCAGTAGTATTATAAACTAATGTGCCGTATGCTGGAGTGCCTAACGCCGTCACTGCTGCCTGATTAAGTGCAGGCAGATTGATCTGCTCAGTAACATCAAGGGCTTCCATAATTGCCCTAGTTACAGCATCAATCTGATTACCTATAATTTTGGTAGACATCCGATCCCTCTGTGAGTTTAACTATTTATTTTTTAAATTACTAATTCACGGATTTGCACATTGTCTCCAGTTTGAGGCGTTGTGCCCACAGAGAAATCTACAGCATTTGCACTAACTGTATAATCAACACCTGGTCGCTGACAGACACCATTCAAGAATACTAAAATTGAATTTTGATTATGTCCTGGTGAAATAGCAAAGGAAGTTGTAGATCCATTGCCAGTATACATCACACCATTATTGCCTGCATTGACACCAGTCGCCAATGAATATTTATCGGCACAACCATACTTACCAGTAACATCAATATCTCCTGTAACTTCAACGTTACCTGAAATTCTCATTCTATTACTAGCATTAGGTGCAATGCCAATACCATAATGTGTTACACCACCAAATCTAGTCGATGAGATAGGTGCAGTATCACTTAAACCAAACTTATACCAAGTTGCAGAATCATAAATCCATCCAATAAATGTACCTGGAGTCCAATCAACATTATAGCAAATATCTCCAGTATTAAATGCTGACAAAGCATCGACATCAGGGTTACCAGTGCCATCATCCTCTGCCATCAAAATGTTTCTCAATACTGTGCCATCAGTATTTGCCAATGTCATATTGAGAGTTTGCACTGTATCTTGAGATGTTAGTTTCTTCTGGAAAGTAACAGGACCAGAGAATACAGATTCCAACTGGTTAGATGCACCACCAATAACAGTTAGTTTATCAGTCAGCACCAACTCAGAGAATGTCTCAATAGTTGTACCTTCCTCACCCAACACGTTGAGTTGTGCAATATCCTCGTTAGTGATCTGACCTGTAACTGGGTTAATAACCTGGTTACCAACAAACAACTCACCGTCAGAGTTAACACCTGAATAGTATGCAACACCTGCCGCTTCTTTCAATGACTGCGATAGTCTCACCTGCTGAGGCGAAAGAACTTCAACCTGTGTAGATGGGAATGCAGTTGAGTAGTTACCAGGACCGAAACCAAGATACTCAAACGTGTGTCCAGATGCTCTAAGAATAGAATATCTTCTCAACTCACAGAGAATAGGTTGGACACTATTATCAGCGTTAAGTTTCAGTGGGATCTTACGCTCTTCAGCATCACCCAGTCGTGCAGTAACAGAAATACCATTCAATACGTTAGATGTAGTGTTATAACCTAAGTTATTCTCACTCTCAAGCAAGAAGAATTGTGATGTCTCCTTAGTAATTGATCTCTCAGTATCTTCATTAGGTGTTGGAGACGCTCCATCAGTTGTTGTAACTAGACCCAAAGTCTCATTGTCTGCAATAGAAACAGCAGCAGCAGGATCAGATACAGGATTATCTCTATCAAATGCAGGATAAAGATCAACTTGTTGCTGAGAGAAGAAGAAGTCGTTGAAGTTAGAGGTAGATGGTGATACTGACGCATTCAATACTGTCATATAGTAAATACCATCTGCGGCACCACGCTCGAATGTTTGATACGTTTCAACAGCATAGACAAAATATGTCTTACTGTATGCTGGTGAGTTAGTTTCCGAAGATCTAGGTTGAATAACGAAACCAGTAATTGGAGGACGTGGGACAGGGAATGCATCCTTATCCAACACATAACGATAACGATAAATTCTATCTACAAGGTTTCTTGCATCAGGCACCCTTCTAACAAATGTTGTTGGTGTGAATCCTAGATTTTGATAAATGGAGTTTGCCTGAAGTGTCGTATAGATTGTATTGGCACCACCATCAACTTGAAGATACCAGTGACTATTAACACTATCCCACTTCAATGGTGAATCATCGTCTCCAGCAGATGTGCCAGTAACATCCTTTCCTGATGGATTAATTTCAGCATAATGTGTCGTAGGAGCAGATGCACCTGATGCTACAAGAAGGACATAAACTCTATCGGGAGTATTAACATCATCACGTCTTGCACCAACAGTATAACCTTGAATCTTACTAGGTGGTTTACCAGTTTCTACAGTATATCCATATAAGAATAATTTCGTTGGGTCGGCAACACTACGAGTTTTAGTAATATCAATGGTCACCCAGTTGATAGAAATTTCTTCAACGTCACTTAAATTCTTAGGTGGAATAACGTGTGTAATTCTTCCTGCTTTATCTTTTGTAAAAGATGCTGCTTTAAAACCTTTAGATCGTAGGGATGTGTTTCCGAAGTTAGAGTTTGAGTTAGTAATGGATAGGTCACCACCAGACTCACTAAAGAAATGGTCACCAAATCCCACAGCAAACACAGACACAACCTGAATGAATGCGTCATTGGATGCATGAATATGAACGTGACGCCATCCTTTACGGTATTTACATAGTCCGTTAATATGTGCCCCAGATCCTGCTGCTTGCACTTCATATGCACCCGTTGACGGATTATATAAAACAAACGCTCGATCATCTTTTTGTAGAGAGATTCCCGTGAATTGAGCCACAACCATGGATTTAAATCCAGTCGCTTCAGCACCATCGGCATGCATTCCATTGATACCCCAAACGGATCTCAATGAGAGGTTAAAGCAATATGGAGAAGCAGAGTCAACAGTATCAATTTCAACTTTAACCAGAACATTACTGCCAAGGGCATTACCTGAAGGTTCAGATGACATCTGATAGGTAAACTGATTACCCTGTGCAGATGTTACCAAGAATGATCCATTGTAGAGGAGAGCATCTTGGTCAGTAGGACCTGTAACGCCAGATATATTAACAGCGACACCCACGGAGAATCCATGATTCTTCGGGTTACCAAGTTCATCAACTGTGAATGCAGTGGCGGTTTGTCCATTTCTGATAATTTGAGATACAGCAAATTCGTCAGAGATAGGACCAACAATCCTATTTTCCTCAACCCTTGCTTGCAACTGGTCTTGTGCAGCAATACCAGAAGTATCAGGAATTACAGCATAACCTTTAGAGATCTTTTGATAGTATAACTCTAGATCTGTGGGATTTGCATACTCAAAACAAGTCAGTTTATGGTGAGAATAATTAGGGGCAATCTGAGATAGATCGTCTCTATAGTAGACACCAGTAGTATCACCATCGAAGAATGATGCCTGCCAGAAGTAACAACCACCCGTCAGTCTGAATATAGCAGCAGGACCAGGTTCGTTGGCAGCAGTAATACCCAAACTACCTTGAACAGTAGGATATGGAACATACTTAGGAATAAACTTAGTACGTCTTAAGTCAGATCCAACAACAGAAGCACCACGAGGAACAATAACACCACCACGAGTAGAATTAAATTTATATAATTCGTTAGATGGTGATGTTATATCGAAGTTGGAGTTTTCATTAAATGGTTGAATTTGATTGTAATCTGAAAGACCTGGACGATTGTCAATTACATACTCAGAAGGATACAGATAGATCGAGAATGCATCAAATTCGTCATTACTGAGACCAACTCGATACGAAAATCTTGACACTTCAAGTAATGCACGTTGCAACGTCTTAAATGGACGCAGTGCAGAGTTGCCTCTGTTATCATATGCATCAGACGCATCAAAATCGTCAGGATTGACGTATATAATACGTCCCGTCCTCGACGTGATGATATTCTTAAGACGAGTAAGTGCCATTCTTCAGGAATCCTTCTTCTTGAGTATTTATGATTAATATTTAAGGAGCGGCGGCATCTCCACCTTCATCAGTAGAAACCTTTGTTAAATTGACAACAGTAAAGTCATCAGAAGGAGACTCAAAACCATTTGCAACGTAACTAATGTCGGCAACAGAAGAATATACCAAAATATTTTCTCCAGGTCCTACAATAATTCCGCTGTTTTTATTATTTGTAGTTGCTGCTATATCTTCATCATAAAAGAAATAGTCCTCATCAGAATACAATTGGGTCTGACTAACAGCAACACCATCATCTGCAGCAATTGCGGCGAAAGAAAGGGCAGCAGCGCCACCATTGCCTAGTTGACCATCATTAATTTGAATAATATCAGACGATTCATGACCTTCACCACCATCAACAATAGTAACAGTTGCAGCGCCAGTCCCATCAACAACAACAGTAAATTTTGTTTTTGCGAGGTTACCAGAACCATCAGTGGCATCAGGTGTCAGATTGGCATATGTGCCAGCAACACGATTTGCATCAGTGTTAGTGCTGCTAATTCCTGACAGTTTACCATCCGCTGCCTTAACTATGGTGCGATTACCATTATTAAGTGTTGGTGTGTCGTAAAATTCAGCGTTAGCTGCAATTGCTGTTGATCCTTCACCTAAAGCAATTTTAAGATGTGCTTTTGCAGGATCCCAATCCATAACATAACCATAAGGTCCAGCAGTAACACCATTAGCAAGCACAGTCTGAGTAACATCATTAACAGTGAATGTGTCTCCTGCTACAAGTGCCTCACCCGACACATCATAGATAAAGATCTCATCATATGTTGGATCTGTTTGTACAGAAATACCAAAACCTACACCTTGAGTTTCACCTGCTGGTGTGCCATCTGCATAAACAAACAGGTTAGCAGTTGTGGTATCGTTGACTGCAATTGAAGTATATGCCCCTGCTGTTCCTGCCGTGCCAACTTTACTTACCCCCTGAGTATATTCTGTTCCTGTGCCAGTTGCACCATTAGGACCTTCAGGATCATCTGCAGATAGTTTTAGAGGATAGTTATTATTACTAGCATCTGACAAGTCAAAGATATATGTCCTATCAATATTAAAGTTACTCGTAACAAGAGCAATATGATCTGTTGCTACATTACTTGTAAGACTTACAAGGTACTTTGTATTAACTGGTAGTGAAGTTGTTGCCCCAAAATCAAGAGCAGCAGATGCGTTTGAAGTGCCACCTGTAATATTTTCACCTTCTGAGAAAGAATTGCACAGATATGCACCATTATCAATCAATAGTGTAACGTTAACACCATTATTATGGTCTACATCCGAAGTGCCAAACTTTCCCCTGGTAACTGTCAGATCATTGCCATTCACATCATCCAGATACATGATCTCACTATCAACTAAGATATAAGATCCAGTAATAAAACCTGTAGAGTCAGCAACAGTAAGAGTTTCATCTGCTGCAACAAATGTTGCACCTTCATCAATTGTACTAACAGTTGCAGCAGACGACCAAGCATTTGCTTGATAGAATGGAGGAATTGCTGCAGCAGTAGTGCCCAATGCACCACGAGTTACTGTTACGATATTTGCCGATGTATTAATTCCAGAAGCATCAATGCTTACAACTTCACCTTGAGTATCATCACCACCAGCAACAGTTAAATACTGACCATCTGCCAATCCAGTGGTGCGTGAGATATTAAAAGTAGTTGCTCCAGATGTTACTGGAGTAACATTCATGTTAATACTCGTTTGATCACCACCTCTGTAAATGGAAGTAAGTCCCGAAGTAGCACCTGTAAGTGTTTCACCACCTTCGAGTGTACCTGCAAGTGTGTCTGCTCCTAATGATACGCCAACAATGTCTTGGACAATTGTATAGTAAGTAACATCAGCAGTTGGTTTGAAAATATCAAGAATTTTTGCCTTCGCACCATTGGTGGTGGTAAATTCTGTGCCTGGTAGTGCATCACCAAATGCATATCCAGGGTTGAGAGTTAGTTTATAAGCACTAAAAGGATTGCCTTTGACAAACTTATACGAAGATGGTTGACCACCATTTGCAGATTCAGGTCCATCCAGATGCAACACCTGATCATAGTTACGAAGTGCCATACGATACGTTGCCGCAGTACCACTTTGGTTGCACACATTTACAACAGTGCTACCTGTTACCGTAGTCGGACACCTATAAAGCACCGTATTAGTTGTTGCCCCTGGTTTTGCAGCGGCGAGTCTTCCTGCTGTCATTGTTTACTACCAACCTGCTTGGAAAAATGATTGTAATCTTAATTGTCCGCCCAATACTGGAGCGGCGAGTGCGCCACCGAAACTAATTGCAACATCACTAATGTTATTAGTAGATAGAAGAGTTGCGTCGGCGTCTGGGAATTGGATATTTACTGATCCAGTGATATTAGATGCATCAATAGTAATAATACCATTAACATCATCAGGGTTGTTGACTTTCATCAACTCCATCGTCTTATTATATAGAGTTTGAGTTTTTCTCTCAGAGACGAGAATGTTTGTACCTGATGTATTTAGAGGAGCAGCAGCAGCATTATTTGGGAATGAAAACTGATATGTTTGATTGTCCTCGATATTGGAAAGATCAAATTGAATCTTTCTACCATCACCATCAGTTGGATCAGTGTCACTAAACACTGCACCACGATAAACTTTGTTATAAATGATTTGTGCAGACTCTTCACCAACTAATGTAATATTTAGGTCAGGGAAGATAACAGATCTATCAAGTGTTAGATTTGAAGAATCAAAAATAACATATCTTGTAGGATCATCTACATCATTAGAAGGAGTATTTGAGAATGTGGGGTTAACCATATTCTTGTTAAATACATTCTGCTCAGTAACATCATCGATCAAAGTCGATTGACTTACAGTTGCACCAAAGTCAGGCAATTTATAGGTATGAAGACCTGGAGATTCCCAAGAGTCACATTCAAACGAAGCAATCTTATCAGTAGAAGTAGATCCAGTGACCTGCAACTCTGAGTCTTTAATGATAATTGTTTTGTTTGTAACTGTCTGGAATGTGTCATTAGCGAGCAACGTTGTATTTGTTGCAACACCCACATTAGGTAAATCAAACCGTCGTGTGCCAGATTGTGCAGAGATCGTGTCTACATTAAACTGCACTCTCTTTGCAGGGTTTTGATCACCACTTAGAAAGAATTGAGCATCAGTTTGAATAATAGGTCCATTGACTGTGAGAAAACCACTACCTTGTGGTGTCAATTCAATGCTTGAAGATGCCGATGCAGTATCAATTGCTCTGATAATCAGAGTTGAAGATCCATCAGTATTTGCTCTTCTACTATTATAGATTGCCGCAGTACCAAACGTCATACCGATCTCATCTACCGCTGATTGGTAGATACCAGTATCTCTATCTAAGTCAAAGGCTAGACCTGGAGCAGTTTGAGATCCTGTAGATAATCCACGAAAGAGTTGATTAATCTTTGCCTTACGGTTTGGAATTAGAGGGTCTGAGATAACAATAGGGAGAATTGCTTCCCCCGTCACTAAACCATCTGCAATCGTCTCTAACTGTGATATACGTTTATTTGCCACGAAACCTTAAACACAATTTGCTTCAGTTTTATTTATAACCATTTTCAACTAACCATTCATTAGTCATAGGTGTTGGTGGGTATACTTCCCACATACGACCACGCTCACACGCTTCTAGTGCTGCCATAGTCATACCTTCTGTCTTACCTGCCCAGGTTGCTTCCTTCTCCCATGGCCATGCTGCCTCAGGGTAGGTGCGCTCAACCATCTCACGCCAGATCATAGGAACGTCATCCTCTGGTCTGATGATAGCAATCATACTGTTATTAATGGTGCCTGCCATACAATCCTGTGCAGCATGCCATCCTTCATGACGCAGCACACTCATCAGTACACCAGGATCATCCATGTAAATCTTATTCAAGAAGAAATTGTTGGATACTGTATGATATACACCACGATGTCCTACTGGGAAATACTTTCCATCAGCAAGATATACTTTCACATCAATGAGTGTAAGAGCATTCAGAATGCGACTAAACTCTTCTGCTACTGGACTCCAATTGGATTGAGGATACTGCTGTACAAGGTAATCAATACCCCAGATAGGTTCCACATCATCAGTACACTCACCAAGCAACATACATCCCAAGGAATGCATTGTTTTGTATTCATTATCAACTAACGGTTCAGCAGATGTGGGAAGGGCAAATGCAGTTGCCGTCAAAGCAGCAATTAAAAGTTTTTTCATGCGGGGTTTGCTTTTACACCTGTAATCATACCATCCTCAATTTCAATTGTCAACCTAGGATATGGAGCGTAATTTGCAGTCCATTTAGCAGGAAACACCTCAATAGTAGCATCTACAAGCAATGGACTTACTTTTCCATGATTGCCTAAAGACTGATAAAATGGAAAATCACCAGTAAAAGTTTGTGTGCCGTTATAATCTATGGTCCAGAATCTACCTGATGGATCTAACCATAACGTTTCACAGGTATTACTTAAATTTTTAGTATGTAATTCTTTATTATGAAATCCAGGACCTAAATCATAACCACAAAATATAGTATCATACATCAGTAATGTATAATTGCAACTATACTATCTAGGGGGAAAAACTTAGAGAGAGTCTAGGAGTTAATACTTCTGGTTTATGCCATACACCTGATTGGATGTAAATGGCATCACCTGGAAGGAGGGTATGGAGTTGCCCATCATCAAAACGATAACTAACAACTCCAATCCCTTGCACAATTAGCACATCCGTTTCATCTTCGTGCCCTCCAAAGTTAGAAGATGATTGTGCAAAGGACACATATGTATGGAATGTATTAAAACCGATATGGTCATAAACACGATCACAGACAGGAATAAAATTCTCTGGTCTATAATCACCCTCAGCAACGATTGATGGCATTGCACCAGTCGTTAAGGTGACATCTTCGTTTTGTGCAATTATAGACTCTTGATTGAAACGAGTGACACAATATTCACCAGTTTCAGAATCATTTTGCAGTTTTTCAAAGACATCCTGCCAAGTGATATGAGTCACTTCAGGAGAATAAGATCTTAATACTTCAAACATACATATAGATTTGAGACAGAAAATTATGTCTCAAAGCCTCTGACAGGATTTGAACCTGCGACCTGAGCTTTACAAAAGCCCTGCTCTACCACTGAGCTACGGAGGCAACTCCCTCTCCTGGATTCGAACCAGGGACCAAGCGATTAACAGTCGCTCGCTCTACCGCTGAGCTAAGAAGGATTGTCATACTCTTTCTTCGTTTTGAAGTAGAGTTTATAATATGGTCTTTTCATTTTATCAAGGACTTTCATATCCTCTTCAAACCCCATATATTTACAGAGTTGATAAGACCCCTCCAATTCACTAATCAATCTTAGTATATTAGCAGGGTGTCTGTCAAGTCCACCAAAGTCATATTTCGATGCCATTAAAAAAATAAACTTGATTTACTCTGTAGTCTTTAAAGTTGCGATCATCTACAACCTCCATACTATGGGGAAATTTTTTCCCATCAAACAATACACAACGATTGTGTTTTGATTGTACCGTATGAATGCAATTCCAATCTTTTTTAAAGACCCATGGGCACATATACTCAGGAAGCATAGGATTTAAACTATCTTGAGCATATAGATTTGTGCCCGTGCAGTCATTGAAATATACTATACCGTTGTAACCAATGTCTCTATGAGGCCACCAGTATTTGTTATCAAAATTATTATATTCTCGATCGATAAACTTGGTTACATTAGTGCAGTATACATCATTAAACTCAGGAGATTGTCTACAAATTGATGACAATTGGTTGTAGATTGGAATTAAATCTACAACTCTTTCCCTTCTCCGACGATCTTCATACTTTTCAGAGTTATAACCCGAGGGTGATTGTTTCCAATACTCTGGAAGTGGGTTGATACTATACTCATATACAGATGTTGGATCTTTGTAGAAGTTATCAATGATATAAATGGGACTACCTTCTATCTCATATGTAGATAACTGCCAATCATCAGTCTGGACATTCAGCATAGTTTTCAACCCAGTCGGATAAGTCAAACAAGATAGGATGACATAACTCAGAGATGAGATAGTCACTTATCTTGTATAACTCTTGCATAGTATAACGCCTTCCTGTATCTGCGTCAAGTTTTACTTCTTCTAATTCTTGAATTGCTTCGGGCAATTCTTCAAAAGTAAATGGCAACCCAAGTATATACCACATCTCAACAATATTGTTATCTAGATAGCAATAGTTGCTTGTGATACGTACCATTTTCATTAGAAATCCTTTGTCATTTCTGTTAGAGATTCTGCAACATATTGTGTAACCATTGCTGGGTCAGGGACAAATTCTTCAGGATCTGGAATATTTATTTGTGATCCATTCGCTGCTGTCACAAGAGGAGTTAACAGACAAGTAGATTGCCCACTAAGAATTTTGATGGTATGTCCTCGCTCTACAAGAGAAAACACAAAATCAAAATTTTCTTGACACTCCTCTACACCGAGAGTAATAATACTAGACATAAGTAATCAATTCTAATGGGACGTTTTCGTTAAAGGTTGCTAATGTTTCCTGGAAACCTTCTGCACCCTCCTCGTCAAATTTCCACTGGACCACTTCATCAAACCCTTCATTATCAAGAATTTTTACAGTGCGTCGGGGAATATCAACCCAGATGTGCTCCAGATAGGTTTCGGTCATTGGAAGTCATGATGAAGACTTCCGTATCCTACCTCAATTTAGCAATAATGGCAAGCCATAGCACTGGTGGGGACCAAAAGCACAACCGTTTGCCATGAAACCAGATCCAACAGAGTAAGATGCCATACCAGATACGACCTGATTGACAATAGATCCACTAGGTGTAAATTCTGTAATCACACCAGTAGGACATGCAATGAAACTATTAATAATACCCGATGTAGTGCCAATACAAATATCATGAATAGACCCTGGTTGGGCAGTTGCAACTGTAGTCCTAACGATCATAGGTGGTGCTGCAGAAGGGAATGGAGTATCAGTTGCTAACTCCAAAATAGTGCCCTTAACAATACGGAAACTACCAGTAAGAGCAGCAAAAGGAGTGAAGCATGCAATAACCTCCAGTCTCCCTGCATTTAGCATTGATGTAATCCAGTTTGCTTCATTGAAGATCTCACCATCAGCAACGTTTTCAATAGCGTTTGCTTCAGTACGGACAGTCTGTGAGTTGATATTGATTGACTCAATACCAGTGATATTTACCTTATTGCCTTGGATCTTAATGTCACCCGTATATGCAATTTCATGATCACCTTCAATACGTTGTGCAGACTTTTGCTCCTTATCATCCTCTAACTGTGTTGCTAGTTGGGGACCCCATGGAGTACGACCCATCTCATCAGCATCAGGGTGGAAAGGGATCTTATCTACAGGGTAAAAACCACCTTGATTGTGTTTCTTAAAGTAAGAAACTCTTCTTTCCTTTTGCACATCACGACCTATCATGTTTAGGTCATCATTAGATGAATTTCCAGAATTCGAGGATCCTGTATCGAGTGGTGTTGCTCTACTTAAGTCTGGTGCCTTAGTAGATCCTTCAGATTTAGATTGAGGACCATTTGCTTTATTTTCATTTTTAGCACCAATAACTTCTTCATGGTAGTTACCCATGACTTTGAGATACATATCTCCTTCAACGGTCAAAACATAGTTGCCCTTGATGGTTTCACACTTATCTCTAGCAACAATTTTAGTTTGATTATTTGGCACATTTGTATGCTCATTACCAAAAGAATCTTGGAAGTTTGTTACACCACCTGGACCCTGTGTAATCTTTTTCTCCTTTCCTGGAGTAGCATCATTGATATTCTTTGATCCATTCAAGAAAGTTTCAACTTCCAACATGTATGGATTGATGTCTGTAAACATCTGATCAATAAAACTACCCTTAAATCCAGCAGCATTTTTCTGTCCCTTGCTTACCAAATTAGCATAAGGACTACCTTGGACAGCAGCGTCAATACCAGTACATCCCGTGGTTCCGATTAATGGGAACCACGACTTAGATTTCGGTCGTTTAATTTTCCTCCCGCAATCTTTCTTGAAGAATAGACCAAGAATTGCCAGAATGAATGAAATAAGACTGCCCCAATCCAGATTGGTAAAGTCAAACTCAAAAATTTGCTGCACTGCTGATCCCAAACGTCCAGCACTTTCTGCCGCACTCCTTGCAGTTCCAACAGCAGCAAGAATATCACCAGTAATTGATGACATTCTATTCATCGCTGAGGTGATTCCCTCAAGAAGACGTGAAGTAACACCTTCAACTGCACCACTAATTGCAGTACTAATTTTATCTACCACCAATGTGGCAATGGAATTTGCAAAGTTGGCAGTGTCTGATAGTGCCCCCTGCACTATACTTAACCACTCTGGTTTCTCTGCACAGAAAATAGCAAAGATCTGATCAAGAAAACTAAGAATTGTATTGATAATACCTAATGGAATGAAACTGGAAATTGTTTTTACAAGTAAATTAATACCTTCAGCAATTGCCTGTGCCATCATTTCTTTCAATGGTGCCAAAATAGCAGCAATACCACCCGATAAAAAGTTTGCAATCTTACCTAGATGCTCTAAAACTTTATCGCCTGCAATTCTATTACCTGTAATTAGTGATACAAATCCACCTGGACCTGATCCTAATGTTGCTGCCATCGTGCCCAACTCGGTGAGCATTCTTCTTAGGTCAGTCTCAAATCCTTCACCAGCAGATCCAGCAACACCATCACCAATTGCCTGTTTATCAACAGGCGGTTTCATCGGATTGGTTACCGCATTGCCTGGACTTTCAGACGCAAGAATAGGTATAGCGCCTCTTGATTCATCGGTACCACCCGATTCATTAGTAGGTGTAGTATTTTGATCTTTAACAAAAGGATTTCCATCCCTTTTCTCTTGACCTGTAGGAGTATCTACTTGTTTAGCATTAGCAGGTGCATTCTTTTCAGCATCTTTAGATGCAGCAACTGTAGTCTTCTTATCTGGTGCATCCTGTTGGAATCCACGGAAGTTTCCAAGCACCACTGGCAATTGTGCCTCGTCACCATCAAGGAAGAATCCTAATACCCATGCCCCAGGTTGTAGTCCTGTAGTTTGTCCAGTGTTTTTAGTGCCTGCTTGACTATTGGGAAGTAGACACATTGCCCATGGAAGGACATCTGTGGGTATTTCCTTCTCATAATCTTGCTTTTCTTTATGTCCCGTATACCATCCAAGAATACGTACACGAACTCTACCTAGTTGTGAGGGGTCACTAATATCTTCAACTTCTCCCACCCACCAAGTGTAACCATCTCTTCCTAAGTAATCAGTCCGCTCTCTCATTTTGTTTAAATTACCGTGTGATTATTTATCAGATTTCTACAAATTCAAATTCACCATCAGTAGGCAACTTGCCCCACTTGAATTCTTTAGTTTCTAAATCGTATCCAGTATCTAATGATCTATATTCTTTACCACTAAATCTAGTATTAGATATTACTCTAGCACCTTTACTAATACATTCTCCTTTAGTAGTGCCATTCCACCACTCACCATCCCATGTCCAAATATAAGGACATGATCCAACTTCAGGATATAAAAGATTTTGAGACTCACTAAAACTAACTACAGTTGGACTGAGATATTCCCACTTAGTATGTCGATGTATGTATGGAGTTTTTTCACTTAGATACTTATACCAAGATTTTACTTCTAGTAAATGATCTCCAATAACCTCAATTCGTATATCTATTTGAGGCCATTTAGCAGGATTAGACATCGCTTGCCTTTGATTCCTGTAATGACCCTGTATCAGTTCTTCAAAGCTATTCATTGCAACCCTACATGGTTGATTATAATAAATTATTGTATACTTGTCAAGTCAATCTTCGTAGACTAGACATTCTGGTTCTGATGGGTTAGCATCACAGAATAATTCTAGGTAAGTAGGATCATGGTGATCACCTGCCGCAATCTCTTTCTTATGATGCTCTGCATAATCTTCTAACTCATGCAACTCGCCTTCAATATGACGGCGTTGCTGTGGAGAGATATTAGCATTGTCAAGAATTTTCTTGTCAGTTTCGATATGTTTTTCGATACTTTCCATGGTATCATTCAAGCGTTAACAATGATATTTATCATTTTAGTATGATGGCTTCTTGATAGAGTCCCTCATAAGTGTGAGTTTCGACGTTAAACCTTCCCTCTTATATGTGTGACTAACTGCTGCTATAATGTATTTGCCGCTATACTTTCGATCCTCTTTAACCTTTGCATTATTGCCAGAAGATTGCTCCGATGCAGGAATACGCACTTTAATTAACTGCCCTGCCATCAATGCAGTGTTACCAGGAACAACGATTGTTAACTGTACAGACTTAAGCAAACTATATCTGGCAGATGCATAAAGACCTACTTGTGATGTATCTTCATTAGATGTTGTTCCTGCATTTGCTGGTCCACTTCCACGTTGATTTTTCATATCAGGCAATGCTCTAATGTGCATCCTGGTAGGTCCAGCATCTCTAATATCTGCAGGAACTTCATACGGTGGTGTCTTTTCAATGGTACTTGCCATTCCAAAAACCTGATTAAAATCAATAATTTTAGGTTGAGTTATAGATCCCCTCTTATCATTATTGCCAGAGTCGGTAAGTTTAGAATTTGTCGGTATGGGTAATGATATACCAATCAACATGGACTTATATGTGCCCAGTCTCATGTTTCTAAGGTGATCCGCTTTATCTGGATACTGCACACTTTCAATGGAATACATTCCATCATCTGCAGGATCTGCACCTTGCTGTTGCAAGATGTATGTAAAATTCTCTGCTCCTTGAATTGCACCCTCACACAGTCCATCAACTGAGTAAAATACATATCCATCTCTATTCTCAAAGAAAAGATATCCAGATTGTTTTGTAGATGACTTACCACCTTTCTGTCTTACGACTTTATCTGAGAGATATGATATAGCATCTGTGACTTTCCAATTAGGTGAGATAAAGTTAATGGTGCTATGAGATTCAAAATTCTTACCTTTTATTCTACTCTTAGCATCATCACCCCAATACTTTTCACACAAGTGTTTAGGTATGTTGCTAATATTTTTTGCTCCACCACCCATTGGACCAAATGATTTAAAAACTTTGCTCATCTCATTATTATAGATTTCAGGTGATGCACAATGTAAGATATACATCTGACCACGCTCAGACTTAATAATACTACCGATCTTAAACACCTTAAGTTTCATCTTCAGGTGTTTGCCTTTTGCACTGTCAGTAACAACATCAATGTTGATAATCTCTCCACCCTGCAGAGTCTTGTTAAAGTCTACAGAGTCAACAATAGTAAAATCACAACGGACAAATGGGGACTCAATAGATTCGATGTATTCAAAATCTGCTACGATATCTTTAATATCGTACGCATTGGATCCACCTCCTGAGTTGACTACTTCCAACTCAATTTTCTTTAATTCGTACTGTCTAGATCTTCGATTTGCCATTTTACATTAAGTCAACCATGTCGTTATTGAAGTCTGCAACCAGACCGAATTTACTCATAAGATAAGGATCCGCTTGCATTTGATCTGGTCCTGGCATTACTATAGGCATAGAAGATTCCCCACTACTACCCCCAGGTATTGCGGGTAATGTGGCAGATCTAGATATCTGTTTGACATCTTGGGCAGTCATCTTCTTCTTAGCTTTAGTTTCTTCCTGCTTGAGTTTTCCTTCATTTAAACTCTTGCCAGTATCTGCCATCGTTGTGCCAAGTCTATTAAACAACTCAGTCAGGGACTCCATGCCCTGATCCATGGCACTTTTCTTTTCTTCTCCATCCTTTGGTGGATCCTTTATAGTTATATCTCTAAGTGACCTGTCTTCTAAAGCACCCGCAATTAGATTCCCTTCTTTATCCTTAGCGCCTGGAAGTGCTGACAGTGTGCCATCCTTACTAGGCATTGCAAACTGTCTAGCAGCACCTGCTGCCATATTCTTAGATTGATCCTCAGAATATCCTTTACTCTTGTTATAATTATAGTTTGCTTGGAAAGATTGATTATATGCATGTGCAATATTTGCATTATCATCAATCTTGATTGATTTCAGATCATACTTAAAACTACCTCCTTTTCCACGAGAGTTACTTCCCGTAAATTTGCCATGTTTCTTCTTAAGATATGACTTAAATGCAGTAGATTCTGTAACTGCTTTAAATTCTGCAGATCCAGGTTTTACTCCTGTGAGATCATCAGGTTTAAAGAAATTATCACTGACAATTTTATTCATCTGCTTGACAGTGACATCACCATTTTTCTCAGCGTATCTGAGGATATATCCTTTGTCGTCGTGTGTGATCCTGTCTGAGTTGATAGTATCCTTATTATACTCTGAGGGACTAAAGTCAATTTTGCCACCTTCAGCATATCCCTTTATGGTTGGTTTTATTGCACCACCCATAGAGAATTTTGGCATAGCATAACCACCAGCAGATGCTTGACGCATTCTAGTACTAGTGAGACCTCTATTCTTTCTAGTTGCGGGAGTATCAAACGGTACAACAAATGCACCACCTTGAGAATATCCCTTATATCCTACCCACTCAGTGCCATGTCCAATAAATGATACATTACGTCCACCATCTAAGGAGACAGGGTATCCAGATTGTGGACCAGATATCCAACCACCACCAGATGCTCTTGGCACTTGAAGTGCTCCTGGCACTTGAAGTGCTCCTGGCACTTGAAGTGCTCCACCTTCAGAAAATCCTAATAAATTTTTACCCCAATTCCATGCTGCACTTACTGCATCCTTCGCGGCACCTAATGGATTTGTCACCAACTTAGCAATAAATCCACTAATATATTTTAGATTAGCAATAATGCCCTGATTGGAAGACAATACCTCAATCATCGCATCGTAAAACTTTTCTTCTTTACTAACTAAGGGAGCAATCCCACCAGCAGCAAACGACGGTAAAATAGTAGTCTTTACAGGAGTCTTTACAGGACCACCTGCTGATTTACCCTCAACAGATGACTTAGATTTACCTTTCTTAGGTGTGAAGAATTTGAGCACCTCAGTCAGTGCTTTCATGCCCAAAAAGAGCGGCATGAACATCGCTTTGACACCAAAACCTAGTATCTTTGTGATCAATGGTAGATGTGGTTCGATGGCATCCAAAATGCCATTCATAAATCCACCAACTGCTTCAAAGAACTCAGTAAAGGTATCTTTGATTGGAGCCATTACTGTATTAAATACATCTCCAATCATGCCGAAGAATTTACCAATAGGCTCAGTAAGAGGCTCTAGCATACCTCCGATACCTTTACCTATCAATCCACCTGCTGCAGCACCAGCAGCACCCCCTAGAGGACCTCCAATGGCACCACCAATAGCAGCACCAGCACCAGCACCTACACCTGCTCCAATTGCCTCAGCACTGGATCCACCAGTTGATGCAACAATTCCTGCAGCAAGAGTACCTGCTCCAATAACTCCAGCAGCTTTAGCAAATTTACCCTTTGCAAATGTTTTTAGTTTTCCAGCAAGTTTCCCTGCCTTAAACATATTCATTATGCCTTTGCCAACTGTGGCAAGCACCCATGTCAGTGCTTTTACAGTCGATAAAGGATTCTTAAGAAATGCAATACCAACAAATAATGGTGCTGCAGATAATAGAAATTGTATTGCTCCAAACAGTCCGTTTAGACTAATAGGATTCTCAAGGAATTTAATGAGTCCATCGAACGCGGATCCGACGAGAAAGCTGGCAACCTCGTAGACGAACTTGCCCAAAGATGCGAGTCCTTTGGCAAGTTTTGCCATCTTCTCAGGATTTTTCTCCATCCAATCAAGGATGCCAAAAATAACAAAGAATTTGAGAAACATCCCAGCAATTCTTGCCAGTGCTCCAAATAATCCACCAAATGCTTTCTTAGTATTCTCTTTAAATTCCTTCCTGATCTTACTGAAAAGTCCAGGTTTTCCTTTTTCAGAATCCTCTTCTCCCTGATCTCTTTTCTTTCTTGCCTCTTCCTTCTTTCTACGTGTTATCTCGTCCTTTTGTCGCTTCTCTTCCTTTTTAGCTATCTTATTTTCATACTTAATAATCTTATCAGCATTCTTAATCTGAGTATTGATAGACTTACTTAATGTCTCTGTCAGAGTTGCAACAGTAAGTGATACACTGTTAAGAGTGGCACCAATAGAGTTTGTGCCAGATAATAGAGTCTTTACCCCTTCTTGCACCTCTCCCATTGCTGCAGCAGCAGTGAGAGGTGTAAATTGCTTACTAGACGACCCCGATGACCCTTTAAAAGAGATCATCTTATAAAGTTTTGCCTTAGGCACCTTTTTGGTTACAGTTTCTGCCATGGGTTATTGTGTCAGCATGGGTGAAGGTTTTGTATGAACCACAGTGGGTCTACCACCACCTACATTATTTATTACAGGTTGCACCACTTCATTAGTAATTACTACTGGTGCTGCTGAATCCATTTCATCGTCTATTTGTTTCTGAGCACGCACTTTAGATCTAGTTTGCACTGCACCCCACTTCTTACTAACATCATCTCCAATATTTGCCTTATCGATTAAAGTTCTTGCTCTAACTGCAGATTCAGCAGCCTCTCCACGAAATGTGCTATTACCAATAGAAGATTTTTGTAGTCTTTCATCATTATTAGATAATCCAAGTCCTTTGCTGAATGCATCTCTGAAACCAACTTTGAATAGAGACACTAAAGAATCAAGACTTTGCTCTAAAGTTTGTGGTTGCGTTTCTGTTGTTGTTTCCGACGTTTCTGACTGTGATGACTGTGATTGGTTTCCTTCTCCAGTTGTAGATGAATCTCCAGTAATATTTTTAGCATCACCAATTTGTGTAGATGGTTTGATTGATCTAGGTGCCTTCCACCACCAAACATCTCCATTTGGTAATTGATTTTGGAAGATCTCCTTATTCATGAAATAATACTTACCAGGACCACTTGTCTTACTATCAGCACTGTTAGTTTTCTTCCAAGTGCCCCCTTTGTTTAGTTGTCCAAATGGATCATGAACCACAAATCCATTATTTTTGTAACCAACGACCATACCCCAGTGACCCGATCCCTTGTATTTGAATCCAACTGGGACAGGATATCCAGCATCAACTTCTTTTCTTAAATCGCTATGACTACCACCAAACCGTAAATCAGAATCAATACCTAGATCTTTAAGTGCTCTTCTTTGAGGCTCTTTCTGAGTAGAAATACCATACTTACTACGAATCTTATTATATTCTTCAGATGACATCGACTTATCGAGAAGTTGCGATGCCCACATTGCCATTGTGGTTGAATAGCACTGTGTATCACCAGGGCGACCATATTTGTCTGCACTGTTTGCTCTCTGGTTTAAGTAAGGTACATTTTCAATGATCTTACCACCCTCTGCAGCAAACTGAATACCAGCACGCTTACTACTTCCAGTTTCCATCACACCTGCTTCATCATTACGACGCCAGCTATTGATACCACCGTTATGACTTGCTAATTTATTACGATACACATCAACAACTGGACCGTAATCACCACTATTCAGTGCCTGTTTTACAATACCTCTGATACCAGCACCATCTAAAGATCCATAGTTAAAGACTACAGACTCAAGACCTGCTTTTACTTTATTAGGTGCCTTATTATAGTCACTACCAACCTCATCAATGAGACGCTGACGGTGCTCAATAATATGCTTAGACTTGATCCAATATGCTTCCTCTTCAGTAATCGTGTCACCACGTTTGACCTTACCAGACTTACGGAATCCAGATGGATAGTAGGTTGCACCAATACCAATGGTAGGAATTTCCCAACCATAGTTAGCATCGGCATATGCCTCTAGTCTTAGTCCCTCATAATCACCCAACAGTGCTGCAAACTTCTCATCAAATCCACCACCGATGGTTTTGGGAGTTGTGCCACCAGGTCCACCACTGCTAGTGTTGCCACTAGAAGCATTACTACTACCACCACCGTTGTCCATGCCGCTAGATTCAGCAGGTCTGGTAGTTTTCTTTCCCTGTAGTCCTTGTAGGAAAACGACTAACTTTTGTAAGATACCTGCAATACCATTCCTTTTATCGGACATCAACTCAAGCAGTTTGTCTTGCTTTCTTTCAATTCTGAGGGATTGGGGCACATTTCCACCCATTGCCATAGGAACAGGACCACCTGCTGCTCTACCCATACCATCAAGGTCTGTTAGTCCAAATGTAAGAAAGTCAACATATCCAGCTGCAACACTCTTAGGATCCATTAGGCGCTTGGCAGCACTAATGACCATTTGGACTGTCTTACCTATGGCATTAAAGACTCCTTTCAATACGAAATCAATAAAGTCCTTTAGGATTCCAACAACATCAAAGAGGATACCAACAAATGCCCCAACAAACTCAAATAATGCTCCAAATAACTCCTTGAAAGGTTGAAATACTTCTCCAAAAACACCACCTACGACTGTAGTTAGCATCTTAAAGTATCTACCAATAGGTCCAAAGATAGGCTCTAAGATAGGACCAATAGTTTTACCTACCCATTCTCCTAGGAATCCACCAATCATATTACCTAGGATCGGTGCTAATGGTCCTAAGAAGGGTGCAACTGCAGTTAACGCTGCAGCACCAGCAATACCACCTACTGCTTGTCCAACACCTGCCCCTACTGCAGTACCTGTAGATTCTCCACTAGCAAGACCACCAGCAATACGAGTAACACCACCTAAAACAGCAAAACCACCAGCAACTTTACCAGGATTTGCCTTAGCAAATCGTCCGACTCCTCTAGTAAACTTTTTACCAGCAATTCTTCCTCTCTGCTGGAGCTTTCTTAGGGGACCTTTCTTACTATTATACTGACCCTGCAATCTCCCATCAAGCTCATCCTGATATAGACTGGATTGATATCCTTTGCCTGCACCTTTCGCTCTCTTTGCATCTTGTCGTCTAGCAGACTTTCGCATCTGCTCTACTTCTTCTTTAGTGTAGATGACGCCCGTCTTCTTATCTCTATATCCAGTACTTCTTCTTTCAGCAGAGACTTCTCCCTCTACTTCCATCAATGCATTTTTATTAAAAATACCTTTAACAAAGTTGATGTCCTGCATCAACTTCCATGGCATTATGACATATGATGCTAATTTTAATGCAGCAATGCCACCAAATAATTGAAGTGCTCCAAAAAGAAATCTAAAACCTCTTGCAACAATATTTTCATTAATGCCGTTTGCACTATGATCACCAAATAGATTGGTGAGTCCATTCATCACTGTGCCAATACCAAAGAAAGCAATATTTTTGGCAAACTTGCCAATAGCAAACATTAATTTGAATAGTTTTACTACCTTATCTGGATTCTTCTCCATGAAGTCCAAAACACCAAACATAATAAAATATTTGACAATCGTCCCTAGGATACCTCCAATTGCACGAAAAAATCCCTGGATTGGTTTCTTAATCGTATCTAATCTTTTCTTCTCGTCTTTCTTTGCATCCTTAGTGCCTGCTTCAGCATCGTTTTCTGCTTTATTTCTTTTCTTTTTCCCAAATAGTTTCGTTTGAAATTTCTTTAGTTTATCGGCAAATGTTTCTTTTCTTTTCTCCTCATCCTCAATTACTTTTATCTTCCGCCCATATTGATCCCTAAGGAATTCTCTTTCAAACTCAATAAGTTTTCTACTTTGCTCTAAATTGGTCCCAACACCGTACAATGTCGTGCCAAGACGATTGACGCCTTTACGAATTCCGTTAAAATTAGTGCCAATGTTTGTCTTGGCACCAAAAGGTTTAATTTTTACGAAACTACGGATAGTAGACATTAGAGAGACATACGATTTTTCTCTTGGGATTGCCGTCTTTCCTCTTCAGCAATGTATGCTAATAGGAGATTCACATATACATCTCTTTCCCACGGCATCATATTCTCCAACTCAGAGAGAGAATACTTATGATGTTGCATCAATGCAAAATTGGTCTTGTAGTAATTTTCAAGACTATCATGCATTAGGGCTACTCGAAAAAACTTGCGAGACCCTCTAGGACGATATCAGATTTCTTTTTAGTTTTAGGATTTTGAATTTCAAGTGTGTAGGACAACTTAGGCATAGTTTCAAAGAAATTTTGAATCTTGACAAATTGATCAGAGTTTAGATTCTCCAAAAAGTCAAGTGCTTCCTGTTTCGTGAAACTGTCATAAATTTCCTCATCATCATATACTTGAGAGATGCATCCAGCAGCAAGTGCGAATACATCATCAATCCCAGGATTATCAGACATATTTTGATTGACAAATACTTCCAAGGAAGGATATTTCATGATCACCCCAACTGTATCATCTAGTTTGATTTTAGTTGTGTGCCCTTCAGGCACAACTACCTCAATCTGATCAAGGGGGATTTGTACAGTTACTTGAGTTTCATCATCATCTGGACAAGTGACTTTAAATTCACTGACCTCACCAACTGCTTTACCTCTAATTTTTAGAAAGATGTACTCGATCTCAAATGTAGAGAGATCTTCAACTTTATTCTTTAGATTTGTGCAGTTTTTGACAATAGTTTTAACTGCCTTGATCATTTCTTTATCGTTTTGTGACTCCATCGCGAGATAGAGAAGTTTCTCTTCTTTTACAAGAAAAGGACGATAAGCAACTTTTGTATCCGAAAGAGGCAGAGTCAATTCGTATTCAGGAATTGCAAGCTTTGGTAAAGGCATAATACACCATGATTATTGTAAGTATTTAGATGCCAAACTGAGCAACATCTACTTGCTCTTGAGTATATCCAAGTGTAGTTGCAGCAAAATCGAAAGTATTGATTACTTTATCACCACCAGTATTTGTGAATGGCATGACACCATCACCCACAGTATCAAATCGGTATCTTTCATAATAAAATGAGATATCCAATTTAATTAATGATGTAGGTCCATTATTCAATGTGATAGCAGACATATCAAATGGAAATGCCCCATATAACATCCATGCACCAGTAACACGATTCAATCTAGATCTGGTCTTCTGACCAGATGAGTTTCTACCCTCATATACAACAGGGGATCCCAATTCCCATTTCTTTATAGTGATATTGCTGGTATATTCACTGTAGAATGTAACTCTGTTTTCAGCATCAGATGCTGTAAGATTCATCCATTTTTCAAATAACTGACGATGATATAGACTCTTAGGAAGAAGAAATGAGATCGTCATCTCTGAAAATGAGGTATCAGTGGCAAATCGACGCATTGCACCAACACTTCTTATCTGCCCTGTAGTAATTCTTCTACCAGGAATAGTTACATCATCCGCAAGAGCATTAATTGCATCATAGTGTTTTCTAATATTACCAGAAATATCAGGATCTGCTGCTACAATTCCTGGCAAACCAATTTCAACACCATAAAGATTAGATCTAGAGGGCTCTAACTCTCCAGATGTAACCAGATTCATAAAACGGGTAAACCCGTTATCCATACGAAATGACATTAGAGTCTGCTCCAGATAAAGCTACTAGGGACATCAATCATCCTTCCTACCCTTGACATGGTAAATTGCTCAATTGGAAGTGGGGTCATATTATTGAGATCTACACGCCTTACTGTTTTAATTTGGCGTGCGTTTGACATGAAATATTTATGGTAACAACGCTGAGGAAATGCGTTGCTTCCACTAGACCAACTTTGACAAATAGATTTCCTTACAGAAGGTCTCAAATAATGTATATTTCCACCTGAGAATTGTGCATTAACAGTATCTTTATCCGTAATCAATACCATAGGATACTTATCATAGAAAGGTAGTTTCTCAGTTGCTGCAGAATAATTGAATAGAATAATATCACCAACTTCAAATCCACCAGAATAGTCTTCCAGTCCATACATCAATTGCTCTCTATACCAATCTTTAGATTGCTTTTTGCCAGATGCTAAATCTTTAACATCAGTAAAGACGCTCATACCTTTAGTTCCTTTTCTGTGAGTATCATAAATTGCATTTTACGATCAGCACAATATTCTTTTGCCGCTTTCCACTTTGCATCATTTACAGCATAAGTTTTAATCTCTGTCAAATATCGTTTCGTAACTTTTTTCTGTGCTTTTGGTGGAGCACATTGTGCTTTTGGTTTTATCTCTACGATATATTTCAGAGTTTTTCCAGTTCTAGTACGTGCTTTGATATAGAAATCTGGGAAATATCGATGAAAACGATTGTCCACAGGACTCACATATGGAATAACAATAGTTTCACTTCCCCATTCTAGAATATTCTCATTCTTGTCGCACCAAACCATAAACTTTCTTTCCCACAAAGACCTATAAATAATATTTGTAGGATCACCCTTATACTTATTTCTATTTGATGGTCGGAATTTTCCAGAATAACTCATGACTCTTCTTATATACCCTAGGTCTAAACCATATGGGGCTAATTCAACGAATAGTAGATCCGCCATCTCTGAGAGCGCAGCGTATCCTACAGAGGTAATCGATTACCTCAAGTTTAATATCCTCGATCCTATCGATGATACAATCGAGCATACACTATATTTATACTTACCATCCAAATTGAGTGAAACATATACTGCAAAGTATAATGGTGTTGAATTAGGTGCAGTTGGTAATGCTGCTGTCAACGCGGCGAAGGGGGCAATTGATGCTGGTGGTATTGGGGAAAGTTTCGCTGCTAATGTGGAGCAGTTTGCTTCTGCAGCAAAACCTGCTCTAGGATACTCTATGGGTGCAGGTATTATTAACCAAGTTGTCCAAAAAACTGGGGGTAGTGGTAGTCTTTCTAGAGATAATCTTTCTGCTCTAACTCAAAAGAAAGTTTTTAACCCCTACGAAGAAACAATTTTCCAAGGAACAACATTTAGAGATCATACTTTTAGTTTTAAAATGGCACCAAAAGATGCCACTGATGTGCAAACTATTGTTAAAATTATCAATACCTTTAGACAATCAATGCTTCCTGGTAAAGATGGTGAGAACTGGTTGACTCTACCTTATAGTTTCCAAATGGAAATTATGAGATATGAAAGTAAAGGTGGTGACGAAATTCTTACCGCACCTGGTGATAAAAAGGGCGTTTTAGCAACGTTGATGAGATTCCCTAATAAAATGGTTATGACTAATATGAGTGTAGATCTATCTCCCGATGGAAACTACTCATCGCTACAGACACGTATTCCTGGAGCTGATCAGACGGTAGATTACGGTCCAGTTTCTTACAATATGACCTTATCATTCCAAGAAACAAAATACCTCACCCGCGAAGATTATCCAAACGTATAATGTCACAATTCTTCTCCTACTTACCTGATGTATTTGTCAGGTCATCAAGTTATCGCAATAATAACGTAGATCCCTACGTTTTAGCGAAAAATATCTTCAGACGAATAAAAATTCGTGAGGATTTGGATGATATTATTTTGGGATTCTCTCAATATACCATCCAAAATAATGAAAGACCTGATCAAATAGCATACGATGTCTATGGTCAGATGGAATATGATTGGGTCATACTACTCACCAATAATATCATCAATATCTATGATGAGTGGCCTATGACTGAGCATGAAATGTATAATTACATGGTCAGAAAATATGGAACATCTCTTGTAGATAGTGTACATCATTGGGTCACTCAAGAAGTAAAAACTCCTGGACCTAAGGGTAGAATTATTCTTAAAGGTGGCATTCAAGTACCTGAAGACTTCACATATCGTACTTCAACTGGCACACTAGTTCCTAAATCTGAATTAGTGCGTCCAATAAGTAATTATGACTATGAAAGTGAAATTAATAACTACAAGAGAAATATCTATCTCTTGCGACCAGAATTTGTTTCTCAATTTATTGAAGAATTTGAAGAATTGGTGAGTTATCTACCTTCTGTCGAAAACTCTCCCGATAGTGCTGCTAAGAGATCTCCAAATACTGTTAGAGAAGAGTTTATACCAGTCAAACCTACATATCAATCACTGGTGGGTCAAATTTCTTCTATCGACTTTGCTACCGAGCAAGAGTTTACGTCTAGGACTGTTACTCTTGCTGGTGCATCTATTGAGCAAGGTGATGTATTGGCAGATGGATCTACAGTTGCAACAACTAGTAGTAGCACCAGTGCAGTTACTGAATCTGCAGGTACCTCCTCAGAGGTAGTTACCAATCAATATGGCAGTGCAGGATCTTCATCTGGACAGACAAGTAGCGGATCTAGCAGCAGCAGTAGTGGTGGTTATTAACTAGATACTAACATTCCTTGCTCTTGAAGGAAGTGAAGCGTATCATGCATATTTCCAATATGCTTATATCCTAAAGATACTTGGGGATATGTAGCATTTTCACCAAATTCTGCTTCAAACGATCTTTGAGTAAAGTGATTATTGAGTTTATACTCATGAAAATCACCTCCTAGGGATTTTAGGAGAGATACCATTCTCTCACATTCTTGACTGCCATTCGAGTAGATTACTGCTTGCATGTGTCTTCTTTGTAAGTAATAGTGATTTGATTGTATACTTCATCTCGATTGTCGCTGTTATAAACACGACAACGTTTGATGTCAGCATCTAATATATTTACAACATTACCTAGTTGATGCTCAACTATAAATTTCTTGAAACCCTCATCCATCCAAGATTTGTTAGATCCTGGTAAGTTAAAATCATCCATTGTCAATACCTTTAGGAAAGTTTTCAATTTCGGTCAGTTCGTAGTCCCAGTCTTCCATGACTGTGTTGGCAAGAAATCTATCAGATAGCATTTCGAGTTCCTTCTCAGCATACTCTCTGCTCTCTGCTTCTAACCAAACATCAATTACCTTACCAAGTCTAAGTTTCTTGAT